GGATGAGTTGCCGCACATCGTCGTGCAGTTCGGGTGGCAGGTAGTGGTACAATAGGGAGAAGATGTGCCTGTGGGAGGCATCACACTTTGATATGTCAACGTTGAAAGTGCGAACGCGTCCAGCGTCCCGGAAGGAGATGCAGGAGTCGTCACTGAAGTATACGAAATAGACATCCTCAGGAGGAGAGATGAGATTATCGAACACTTCTTTCATGTCGGCAAATTTGGGTGAGCTGCAGAAGTGTGCTCTATGTCCGTTATTGTAGTAGTCAGATTGTGCCATCGCTTTCTTGAAGAATTCGGAGATGCGGAATCCTTTCAGGGACTGGTGTACTGTTAAGTCTCCTATACACCTGCCTGGTTTTCCAGGTTTTGCATATTCGTCCTTTTTAAACTTGATCTTGGCGCAGTTAGTCGAGTGCGGCAGCCATGGGCCGTCGCTATAACCTACCATGTCCAACTCTTGATATGCAGCCATGCGTAGCGCTTTCTTGGGGTGCGGGTCATCGTAATGTTCATCGATTTCCTGACGCATGGTTGTGTACGATAAGAAGAATTGGTGGTAGGTCCTGCCATGACGGGAATGTTCATCTGCATGGTCATGGACATGCATTTTCTGTTGTTTATCCAAGTAGTCGTCCCACTGACGGTGGGACAAGTCGAGCCTCGGACTGTGACGGCAGGCCAACAGTCGGTAGTTGACAGCGATCGCCAGATTCCGCGGAGAATTACGGTATATGATTCCGTTGTGCGGTATGGCAGGGCCAAATACTGTTCTGTAGGTACCGTCGGGACGAGAGTCGTCCACAGAAGGGGCCTCAATCCGATCTGTGAATAACGCCCGCCCACTGAGGACGCGGAAGCGTTGGTTGAATACATATGGTTTAGACTCTTCGATTTTAGCAATGTCGCACTCTTTCGTTCCTTGCCTGTAAGGGGGACGTTGGGTGAGCCCGTAGGCGTCTGCCCCCCTTAATGAAAATTCGGCTTCTTACTTAGAGTGACACTGCCGACGAGGTGGTCTTTGTATACGAGAGCATTTAGGACATAAAGTGATGTGTACATTAGCGTGTCAGCTTTTGGAGTAAAATCATTCCCAATTATTTCGCCCATTTTTGATATGATGCGACTATAGTACGCGGGTTTGATCTTTCCATCGCCGTCAAGCACGATGTGGCCTAGTAGTTGTTTTATTGTCGTGTCGGCGACATTTGCGTATACAGGGAGCCGCCTCTTGCCGTTCCACATTTTATTGTGGATGAGGGTCTTGTTTCCAATCTTCCACTTTTTCACAGGAGTGAAACCGAGAAGCTTAACAATTGTGTTTGACTCTCCGGCTGATAACTCCGTGAATAAGGTGTCCCCTTCTACTTCATATGTTCCACTCCAGGGGATGTAATGAAACCATTTTTCCATCTTCCTGTACCAGTTTTTGGATGGTAGAGTGTCGTCGGTCATCATCACATCTCTCATTTCCACGTAGTCCTTGGCCTCCTTGTTGACCATCACTTCTTGGATCGCTTCTTCTTCAACCGGTACGCTGGTAGCGTTAGCACTTTCTAAGTTCTCAGTTGTTTCGGCAGCGGGTTCAGTGGTGGCGACAGCTAGGTTCACTGTCGGGGGAGGGGGCTCAACCGGAGCCATGATAGGTTCCAGCCGAGGGAGGGGTACGTTCTCAACCGGGGGTGGTACGATCGGTCGAGGGGTGGGAACGATCTTGACATCGGGAGGGTCAAGATCGGGGGATGAGATTAAGTGAGTTAGAATGAGGTCTTCCAACGATTCCTCTTCTGGTTGTAGTGGTAGCATGAATGCAGAGTAGTCCTCTGTTAATCTTGGCAGAGGGGAGATTTCGCGGGTGGACTCGGGCTCAATAGGCTCGGGCGTAACGTCAGAGTCTTGGAGTTCAGATTGAGCACCGAGCTCCTGCTGGGTGAGGTTGGGTAAGACGTGTTTAGTGCAGTGATGGGCGTGTGGTTGGTTACATTCATTAGGGTTGAACCTATGGCAGTAGTCGTAGACAGGTTCTTTCGAACGAGTACGTTTCACGTCCTTCTCCACGATACGACGTCTTGCGCCACATAAAGGTAGGCGACGGTGTAGATGACAGCTAATAGCGCACAGACCAGAGTCATCCAACGCACACACATGTAGTATGCCATGGTAAGAACCCTTACAGTTGGATTTAGTGACCCGTACGTGCCGTTGTAATAGCGTCTCGTCTCCAGGTTCGACGAAGAATTGCGGTGGTCCAGGGTTGGGTTCGATCCCCTCTCGAGTGAGGTCACGAATCCAGCCGTAAGCGTATTTTCCGCGTGCTGACTTGCTAATTGCTCTGAGCGCGAAGTCGAGGCGAGTGAGCAGCTCCTTGTCTCTCTTGTATTTGTAGAGATAAGTGGCGTGGTCTCCCCAGCCAGGTCCGCGTTTAGTAACAAGCTCCTTCTTTGAGGGTGCGGGGAGAGGAAAGACGGGCTTTTGCTCGTCGGTGTAGTGGTCGAAGTAAACTTCGACGTAGTCCTCAGTTGGCACAACGCGAGTGATGGAGATGTCGCTTTGGTGAGTTTTAAGCGGTGTGTTGTCAGGTGGTCGGATGTCAGCTTTAATCTCCACGACCCGTCCCCCGATATTGAAGAGCAGCTTCCCAGGGTGTATGGTGTACTGCCCCCTACCAGGTTTCGCGTCAGTGGTGTAGGTGCGCTCCTTCTTGAGCTTGGTGATGTACGCTTGGCGTTTAGCGTTCTGTTGGGCTTCGTGCCTACGCATCCCTGTTTTAGTTTCAGGGATGACGTCACCCGTATCGCTGATTTTAGCGATGTAATATTTCTTATCTTTTGGAGCGTCTTTTCGCTCCTCTTTTTCTTCACGTTTTTCTTGTGCTGTGGAAATGATCCC